TTTATATATTCGATTCTTGTCCTTTGGTTGCTTTTTCTAAAATCAATTCATTATGTAATTTCATCGATTCTGCATCAGCCACTTCACGTTCCTCGAAATTAACGGTTTCCTTCACACCAATCAAATTACCTTCTTCATCCAATGTCTGTGTTAATACATTATTGGATTTTTGTGCTAACTTAATGTTTTCTTCAATAGCTTTCTTCTTCGCATCTTTTACACGACGTTCAAATTCTTGTTTAGCACGTTCTTCGTTCTTTAATTTTTCTTGGTGTAATTGGTTTAATTCATCTTCTAAGAATTCAATGCGTCCAGTCTTATAAGCATCTGGGTCCCAAGGCACCCACATTCCAACTGGGCCTACGAAAATATCGTGATTTGGGTCATATTCTCTTAGCTTCTTACAACGCATTTCGGCTTCTTCTTGGGTTGGGAAGACACCACGAATCTTCAACCCTCTTACCGATGTTTGGTATGAGTGCTCACGATTAAATTGTTCTGTAAGTTTATCTTCTTGTTTATCTAAGAAATTCTTATAATCATCTTCTACGCTGGATTCTCTTAATCGAGTTTCTTCTTCTTTAGAGAAATCTTTCATATCTTTTAATACATCCTCAATATTTAGGTTATATTTGAAAGAAATAAATTGTAAAAAATCGGAGAATTTTTCCATTGATTTAGTAAATTCCCATTGTTTCACAAATTGGTCGAAAATATATACTTCACGCTTCTTTAAGATTTTTTCGGGGGAAATAAAAGACATACACGCAAATTTTTGTCCTGCCAATGGTTGGTCTTCGTCGCATAAATCTACGTATTTAGGATTTGCTCTCCCATCTTCTAATACCTTTCTTTCAAATCCTGACATTATATTTTATTATAACGACTATTGTTTAAGTGTTTTAGTCATATATTATTTTATTTTTATTTAGAACATTTTTTTTATTTTTATACTATATATCATTTTATAATGAGTAATATGGTCGACTTCTCTGAACTTGTCAAACGCATCATCAAATACCTTGTACTTGGTCTTGTTATCGCTGTTGTTTCTATCGTTATCCCTAAGAAATCCTTGAACCTTGAAGAAGTTGTTATTCTTGCACTTTCTGCTGCCGCTACCTTCAGTATCCTTGATGTCTTCGTTCCATCAATGTCTGACAGCCTAAAAAATGGTGCTGGCACGGTTTTAGGTGCAAATTTAGTTGGGGGCTTACGAGTTGTGGGTATGTAATTTTTCAAAAATTTTGAAAAATGAATTTTATCGTCACAAATATTTTATATAAAATAAACACTTTTATATAAATTATATAAAAATATCTCGGTATAATAGCATAATGAATAACGAAGAGCTTATAAAAGAAAACGAATTATTGAAAGAACGAATCAAATGTTTGGAAACCGAATTAGAACATACGAAAGAACATCTGAAAAGATACACCGCACCAGCTTATAAAAAAGAATATTACGAGAACAATAAAGAAGAAATACTGAAGAAACATAAGGAATATAAACCAACCGAGGAACAAACAAAGAAATGGGCAAGAACTGCTTATTTAGAGCAACGCGTATTTTAAATGCCCACCTATAATATATTTTTATAAATAAATTAAAAATATATTTATATTATTTATGTAAATGGAAAACACTATAAATGAAGTTATAAAAGAAAATATTTTATTAAAAGAGGAGAATGAAAAATTAAAAAAATTATTAGAAAATTATAACAATTCACGAAAAAATTATTATGAAAAAAATAAAGGACTTGTCAATGAAAAAGCAAAAGAAAGATTAAAAAAATTAGCACAAGAAAACCCTGATAAGTTAAAAGAAATAAATAGAAGAGCATATTTGAAAAGAAAAGAAAAAAATAAAAATAATGGTGAAATAAAAGAAAATTAATATTTTGAAAAAGATTTAGGAAAATATTAATATTTTGAAAAAGAACTTAAAAATTATTTTCTTGTTATAGTATATAGAATGGAATTGGAAGAAAAACCGCCTGACCTACCTGAAAACGAACAAGTGTATCGGATTATTAAGTGTCCTTTGAAATGTGTATTGAAAAAGTATGATATATTACATCCTATTATTGAAAAGGCAGTTGTGGATATGAATGAAATTGTTATTTTGTCTTATCAATTTATTCGTATGTATTTGTTAAATAAATTCAATCATAATCAAGAATTTCCTAAAATAAACAAACAATTTGTATTAGATGTAATAAAAACAATTAGTTCTCCCAAATCTAATAGCGGTCAAAAAACAAAAGAAGAAAATATTAAGAATATTAAAGATAAAGCGGATATGAAACGATTTTACAATGATGTATTTTGTAAATTAGTGGATAAAAAACTGTGTTATTCCAACAAGACTTTTATTTTAGCACAAACCGCAAATGAAATGATTACTTGTATCAATACTAATATTTCTACTCATTTTGTAAAGCATTTATTCAAATATATCAATTGTTTATTCAAAGAACCAAAATCATTAGAAATTAAAAAAGAAAAAAACAAAGAAAAGCGTAAAGAACTTTACAAAGAACTCAACCAAGAAATTCGTGAATTGAAAAGCGATTTAATCAATAATAAAATAGAAAATTCCAAAGAAGAATATCATAGTTGGATTAGAGAAAATAAAGGTTTTTTATTTCCAAATAAAGTAAATAAATCTGTTGCTTATGATGTAAAATGTAATCCAGAAAAATATATTAAATATTCATTTTACATAAATCAGAAAATAGAAGAATTAGGAAAGCGTCCTTACCAAACAATTCCACAAAGAAATAATATTGTCCCAAAGCATATTGTATTGAATACACCAGCAATTGTAGATTTAATAAATGATAAAGAAATGAGTATTTTTTCTTACAATAAAACTAAATTATTACACCATGCAAAGAAACATCAATCGCACATTTGGAGTAAAATTATTAAATTAGAAAGGAAACCTATTTTCAAACAAAACGAATATGTTTTTTACAATCAAATTATTACTGATGGATTTAGTTGTTCTTTGTTATTTATTTTGAAAAAATACAAGGATAAGGTATTTGGTGATAAATTACCAAAAGTAAATGATGAAATTGAATTTATCAAGTTGGAAGATTTATCAAAGGAAAAATGTAATGAATACTTAACAGATAAACACAAATTAGTTTCATTAGATCCTGGTAAAATTAGACCAATTACGATGATTGATGAGAATAATAAATTTTTCAAATATACTGCTTGTAGAAGAAGGTTTGAAACATACACAAAACGAAGTAATTATATTATTTTACAAGAAAAGAAAAAAAATGGTATTATAGAAAAAGAAACAAAATTATCCAATTACAATTCAAGAACTCTAAACCAAGACAATTATTCAAATTATATAACAAATAAAACAATATTAAATAATGAGTTAAAAGTATTTTACCAAAAACCTTTATTTCGTAAATTAGCGTTTCGTAGATTTATCAGGACCAAACAAAGTGAGGTTAAATTATTGAATGAAATTGAAAATACATATCTTACCAAAGAAGAAATAAAACAAGGAAAAAAGATAGTTATTTTACACGGAGATTATAGTAGAACATCTCAAATGAAAGGGTGTATATCTACACCAAATATTGGTATGAAAAAATTATTATTAACAAAATTTGATATTGTAGAAGTAAATGAATTCAATACGAGTAAGTTATATAATAAAACTATGAAAGAAATGGAAAATGTAATTGTTAGAAGAAAGAAACATAAAAAATCACTCCACGAAATACTAACTCCAAAAGAGGAAACCAAATGTCGTATATTCGTGAATAGAGATACTAATGCTTGTAAAAATATATTATTACTTGGAAAATGTTATTTAGAAAATCAAACAAGACCAGAACAATTTACAAGAAAACCGATAGTTAAGGAAAAGGTTAAGAAACCAAGAAAAAAAGCAATAAAAAATAAATAGTTGTTTCATTAAGGTAGCAAATGAAATAACATTCGATGGGAATTTGCTTATCTACCACAAAGTAAGCATATGATAAACCCATTACATAGAATTTAGTTTATCCGAAAGGAAGCGCTCGTATTTTTTGTTGAATAACTCGGCATTTAAAATACGCGTTGCTCTAAATAAACTAATTTAGACAATTTATATAGTTTCATAGAAACTATATAAAAATCAATCGGTATTCATCTAATAAGATGTAGTAAATACACTACATTGGGCTTCTGTTTTACCTGAATTGATACAGCCCATATATGGGGTAATTACATTTTCGACATCATAATCAGTATAATCATTGTACGCTTGTAAACTATCATATGCATTTCCAACAACATTACTGCTACTGCTTACATTACCAGTAATTGTATAATTATTATTGACAGGCGAATACATATCTCCCGTTTGTCTATTTACTGAATATACATTGCCGTAATTATAAGATAAATATTGCGAATAGTTATTTCCATCGACATTTATATTAGTAGGCATAGGCAATGATACAATTCCAGATACTATAGGCATTACATTAGTGACAGTAGTTGGCGTATTGACAGTAGTGACATTATTTGCGGTGCTATTCGCATTGGTTACAATTTTATTCGAAACACCAACTTCATAATCTGTTAATATATAATCATTATAATCTGGATTATTTAATTCGTAGATAGGTACAGGTATCCTATTTATGGCTGAAACGGTCGCACTATCTCTATGTGATGGTAGAGGAGTTGGAATATATATATTTGCAATATTAGGCAATTTATTGGTGTATAATATATTCATGGTCTTGTCTAAAGAACTAGAATATGATGGCATTTGTGTTTTTGTGGAAGTTAATTCAAACGCTATTTGCGGTATACTATTTAAATAGTTTATACTTGAATCTAGTGTTGAAGCAATGTCTTTTATTGACGAATTATTAAAATCGCCTTGTTTTACCATATTAAGCAATGATGTTGGTAATTTATTCTGCGAAGAAGTATAAAACTTGGCTTGTGATATTTCTGCATTTTCTTCATCAGTAAAACCTTCTTTATGTAAGGATTGATTCCATACATAATATATTAACACAACTATGATTAATAAAAACAACAATCCCAATAATATTCTATTTTTCGTAAACATATTATATTATTATGATAAAATATAATATGAAATCTCTCTAAATTCCGTTTTATACTGTCGGTATTTATACTGTGGGAAAGAAACACCAATCTAACTCTTGACATACTTTTTTCCATATCATATCCTGTTCCAACTGTTTTTCTCTATCCTTCATCATCGGTATATATGGTAAATATTGTGTCTGTTCCAATAATACACATAATTGATGTAACGTATATGTATAATTAAAAAAGTTGGTTCGATTTGCTGGACAATGTAGTGCCCAAGGTTTTTGTATCTCTATAAACAATACACATAAGGTTTCGTGTAATTCCTCGTTCATTATCGGTGGTTTGATTCCGAATATCGAATTGATATATTGAATATGTTCAAAGTATTTGTTCAATCCTAATTTCCTTAATATCTCTCGCATCTTATCATAATTAATCAGTGACATATCTTTGATTCGCTCTTTCTTGATACGTGCTCGGATGGCATCGATAACTTCTTCGGGGATTTGTGTAGTCTCTTTCGCTTGGAATTGTGATAATATCTCTTTGAAATGGTTGAGACGAATATATGCTGTATAAGATACTTCATTCGGTGGTTCTTTATTCGTGGGTTTGGAGCTATCGATAATATAGGTGAAAAATTTACCGCATTCCGAATTATTACAAATGAGGATACCCTCTTCATCCTGGGGAATTAATTCACCTTTTCGACATAATTCACAAATATCGGAACTTACTAAGAAATCTTGGATATTGATGACTTCATTATTGACATTACGCCAATAATTTTGGTAGGCTTTTTTGGATTGGGTATATTTATCACTATTGGGATTGGATGCGTCATCATTATTCGCTTTAATTTTGAAGAATGAATTGAGAACATTGATGTTTTGATTATTATCACCACTCGATATTTTCTTTTTCTCTTCGAAATATTCGAATATATATTTCGAATTATCCAATAAATATCGCTTCTTTAATTGTTTCAGTTCCTTGATTTGTTTTTGAATCGCGAGAACCTTATCTTTGATATCCATATATTTATCGATTTCGTTTTCCTTTAATGTATGGATTTTTGCTTTCAAGTCGGCCTTCTCTTTGATTAAATTGGGGATCGTTGTGGTTTCGAGTTCATTGAAATAATTTAGCATTTCAGTGTGTTTTTCATCGATGGTATTGGATTGTTTCGGTGGGGGCTTTTTTTGTAAGGTTTGATTCATCGATTTTTATTTACTAATATAGTTCTCGATGTCTTTTTATATGTTTTTATCCGTCTTTTATTTTGTGGATATATTATAAATAATGGCTAGTTTTATAGTAGAATCATCAGACTCTAATAATAATGAAACTTTTGTGCCTGATTCTAATATATCAAAAATTATTAACTTAGCAATACACGATACATTTAATGAAAAAATGAATATATTAGAAAATATAAATAAATATACCGAAAACACGTATGGAATTGTTTCATCGCCATTATTAGACCAACTTAGAGGTACATTAAATAATGAAATTATTCAACTTATAACTACTTATTGTAAAATAATAGATTATACTGATATGGTTCACGATTTTAGAAGTTGCAATACACATATCGAACGCATATTGCAAATTAATAATCTACAATTATGCAGTGCATTAAATAATATTAATATTGCGAATTCACATAATATACAAAAAGATTCAATTATTCAAATTATCGATATTTTACAATCGAAAGGAATAGTTATTCCTAACTTAGAAGAAAGCTTTTTTATACCAAAAGAATCAATTAAAAAATACATAGATGAAAAGAGAATAAATTCGAAACGTTTTTATTTAGAATCTGGTCGAAATCCTGATGTAACATCGGATATGATACAACCAAAAACTGCATATGCTATATACGACGGATGTGCTCATTCAGGTGTAGCATACGAAGACATTAATTCATATAACAACCCTATTCGGAGTAGAGAAATGCAACATTTAATAAGTTATGTAGATAATGGGTTAATGAACAATTTTATAGAGGGTTACAAAATTACTTTATACGGAGGATTTGTGGAATCTTTTTTTAATCCACTCGATATGACATTAATAGTAAAAGCTTCAGACAAATATATTAAAATCCAATTGACTAATAATGTTGGGATTACAGTAAATAGTATAATACATCATTTTCAAATAGAACAAATATTTCCAAACGCAGAAAGAGGTGTGGGTAATGATACTCAAACATTTCAGATGATTGAAACTAATATCACTAATAACGCAGATCCACTGTATATATTTTTAATAACTTGTTTAAAAACTGTATGCGATAAGATCGTTTCAACAGAATTACCAATTAATAATAATTTTATTGGACATATAACTACAGTTGATAGTTATTTGTGGGCTGGTATATATTATAAATATCTTATAGGCGAATATAGAATTTTGCCTACGGTATATGAACAAGTTAAAAATGGTTGGAATGTTAGACCTGGTATATACGATATGAGTAAAGAAATTTCAGATAGAATAATAAGAGCTTTACATTTATATAATATTTTTGGCTTACAAATTCCAGCAGGTTTTATTAATAGTTTCACTATTAATCCAGGCATTATTATCAGTTATAGCAATTTAATAAACAATTATTATAATATTTATACAAATTGTTATAGCCTCATTAAACATACGAAAACTTTCGATAACGTTTTTATATTTCTATCGGCTTATAAAATTTATAATGAATATAAAAATATTTATACAAAAATTTTACAATTAAAACAATTATTAGAAGATTTTAGTTTACAACCAAATGAAATAACCCTTTTAAAAATACCACTATTAGAAGATGTCTTGAAAATATCTTCCGCCGAACAAGCAATGAATAATCAACAAACTTTATTGTATAGTGATGATATCAAATTCGTTGTAAATATTACTCCAGATGAACAACAATTTTTAGACAATTTTTTTCGTCTTTATAAAGACCCGACAAACAATCCTACTACTTTCATATCAAACGACAAATCTGTATTGAAAAATGACGATGAATGTCAGGATAATGTCGATGATTCAATATGTACTCATTTTTTAAAAGCACAAAAAATTTCGTTAACTAAAAGTTCAAGCGAAAAAATAAAAGATTTTAATATGTTTCAAGCATTGCAAGATGGTTTAATTGATATAACCGTTATAAACAATAATTCGAATATAATTTTTGCGTTAAATTTGCATAAGATAGAACCTAAAAATAAAAGTGAAATGAAAGAACTTTTTACAAGCAGTGTATTAGAATTAAATGAAAATAATGATGATGTATATGTTCTTAACAAAACACAATATACCGTTGTTGGACCGTTAGAATTAGAAATATTATGGATTATTTCTATTGCTATTATTTTAAGGCCGAATAATGGCACTGCAAGAAAAAAAGAATCAGAATTAACTAATAGAATTCAACAATTTCGTAATTATTCTAAAATATTATTTAATTATTTAAAACCAGACATATTTACAGATGAAACCTATTTAATTAACTTTGAAAATTTTTTTGTAAATTCTGTATTAAATTATTTTGAAAATAAAGTTAATAATACCACAATAGAAACATATATTAATATCTGGTCGATGTCTGGTTTATTGCCTATAACTCAACATAATTATCTATACAGTTTTAATATAACGCCGAACCAATTGAATATAGGATTAACTGAAAATACTAGCATACCTAAACCTAATATAAAACTTGGCGGGAAACATAATGTTATAAAACAATCAAAAGAAAGTAAGAAACATTTAAAAAATAGCAAAAAATCGTGGAAATCAAAAATTAGTAAACAAAAGAGAACTCGGAAAAATAGAAAAAACCCAATATCCAAATAATATATATGTCATCAACCTTATTAAATATAGATTTACCCAAAAACATTCAAATGGAACGAAAAAAATTTCAAAAAATGTTATTCATCACCAATGCATTAGAAGATGGGTGGACAATCAAAAAATCACAAGACTCTTATATTTTCACAAAAAAACACGAAAACAAAAGAGAGATTTTTCAAGAGAACTATTTAGAAAATTTTATCATCCAAGCCTCTCGCTAAATAATGATTTCACACATTATGTGATATTATTATTTTACACCTTTCGACTCTTTTATGGTTTCATATACGGTATATCCAATTCGGCGATGGGTTTTCTCGCCAAAGCCACCATTTTACGGCGTGTTTTTCGGCCTAAATGTCGCCAAATATACGGTAATTTATGATTCAATTCACTCACATATACTTGGTCTCTCGAAACCTTATTTGAACGACTCATTCGACATTTTGCTTCACTCTTACAATACTTTTTATATACTGGGTTTGTGAGTCCCATATTACATAATCCCCAATTCTTGGAACCATCCGAACAATACGATGGATGACAACGATTCATCATCTCTCCACAAGGTACATTCTTACACGATTTATATACTTTACACGTTTTTCTTTTCTTTGACGGCATCTATACTATATGGAGATTTTTTATTCGGCGATTTTCCATTTATATCCATTATGTATTTCATTGGTATCGGATACTTTCTTCAATGTCATATGTGACATTTGAAATTTTAGTGTTACATCCGTAATGGATCCGAAACGTTTTATTTCTTTATTCGTAATAGGGTCTATCTGTATAACAAATCGACTATTCTTTTTTATAAATCTTTCTGGTAAAGAGTTTTTCGATAAATATTCATCTTGCATTTCCTGAGAACATTTATCAAATAGTTTCCAATAATGTCCGGATGACATTGAACCGTTTTTGATGGCTCTTGATATCGTCGAGAACCCCGCTAAATTACGTGATTGTGCGGCATCGCGTTGTGATGCAAATACGTGCATTATCTTCGTTTGTTTTACATCTATCATTGCAATATATTCGATGGATTTATTACTTGATAATACCGTAGGTTGTGGGTTTGGTATTTCCGCTATATCTCGGTCTTGCAAAACCCACCGATAATTTTTATATATTGTATTTGCTTTTGCTGCTTCCCTTAATGCTGAATGTGATGTACCATCGAAATTACGAATAACATCTATTACACTATCATATATGGTTACCAGTTCTAATGTATCTTTATCAAATTGGAAGACTTTTGGAGAACGTGAATGTATTCGTCTTTTAACAAATGTATTTTTTAAGACCTCTATTTCGTTATTTACTTCGACTTGTTTTTCTTCGATTGGTTCTGTTTTGATTTTTTCGGTGATTTCGGATAATTTATTTATCATTTCGGAGTCGTTTTCTTGACTCTTCATATCCAATTCTTTTTTTCGTATTTCTGCTTCGTACGTTTTTAACTGTATTTCTTGCTCTTTTATTTCCATTTCTTTTAATTTTATTTGAAATTCCATCATTTGTTTCGGTGTCATATCGTGTGAATTCATTTTTGTTATTTCTTCGTTTATCAAACATAATACACTTTTGTATTCTTCATCATTTACAATAAATGTTTCCTTTGTAATGATACCATTTAATTTTGTAATGGGGTAATATAATGTTCTGATACTTTCATTCGAATGAATTGCATTTTCTAATTTAATATGATGATAATTTTCAAATACATCTAATACCAGTGGTATAACACCATAAGTATTGGATATATTCGTCATTCTTTCTTTTATATTTTGGGTTGAGCCTATTTTTATTACAAATTTATCATTGTTTTCATCTTTTAATTTACATATATATACCACGTTTTTTTGATGATATATTTGTAACAATTTATTATGTATTTCTATTTTTGCGTTTTGTTGAATTAATTTTGAATCTATTTCGAATTGTTGTTTTAGTTTGTATTCTCCCGTTAAACGTATTTCTTTTAACACTTGTATCATCCATAATTGAAACTTTTCAGCAATCGGTTTATTCGACCTAGCGAGTAATCTATATAATCCAGCCTCGGTTAAAAATGTGGTTTTTTGTTTTCCACCAAATGTGTAGCTTTCGGTGACTACCTTTAATTCGTTACCATAATTAGCTAATACTTTTCTTATATTTGCCATTCCTAACATATTTCCAATTTGGTTCGCTTGGAATAGAGGGTTTTCGATATTACCTTGAATGTTTATGGGGTATTGTTCGTCACATAACGAGAAAGCTTTTAGTATGTCCATACTATACATTATAAGGATAGTTTATTTTCATAAAACCAACGAATAAAGTTCTCCTTAATGTTTCCCATAAAGAATTTTGTCTAAATTAAATAATTTCATATAAAACTATAAATGACTGACATTTTGCTAAATATTTTATATGAAAAATTCCCAAAATCCGCCCTCTACATTCTATTCAAAAATCGATAATTAAATGGAATTAAGACTACCTCCATTTTATGATATTTATAAAAAATTAAAAAGAATTTATTTCGAATTAAATGTAGGTAAAAAGCTGTATTTTTTCTATTTTTTTTATTTATTTAGGAAAATCACAAAATTATTTTCTTTGAGAAGTATATATAAAAAGCAGACAAATGGGTGGAGCTTAACCCGTGCTTCAGTTGTTATTGTAACAGCAGACAACTGAAGCACATTAGAGCAGAAAAACAACCCGCTACAAACAATCAGGCACTGTTTGTAGAAACTTCGGTTTGACCCCTGAAATTTGGTCAGTTGTTAGTGAGGTGTAAAAACCTTGCAAGATTACTTGTTGTTCGGGAAACCCCTTAGAGCTTTAACTACTAAGTATGCTTGGGAAACCAGTATATGGCGAAGAATGGAACTTCGGTATAGTAATAATGTTAGAGATTGGGTAATCCGCATGGTAATAACCTAAAGACGCTATGCTAGTCTATGGTTAGCCGTCAGAGACTGAACGGTAATCGCTCGATAATGAAGGTGTAAGCAACCTGAATCGGGTTAAGATACAGTCCATCCCCCTAGGGAAACTTAGGGGTAGTAGAGTAATGCAACTAGTTGCCTACGGGGCACAAGACGTTTTCCTAACAGGAACACCAGAAATCACTTTCTGGAAAGTGTCATACAGAAGACACACAAACTTCGCAATGGAATCCATTGAACAAACCTTCTCTGGCCAAGCTGACTTCGGTCGTCGTGTAACCTGCTCAATCTCCAGAAACGGTGATTTGGCTTACCGCACATACTTACAAGTCACCTTACCAGAAATCAACCAATCGATGGCAACAACAAGCAGTGACGGTGTTTATGCTCGTTGGTTAGATTTCCCTGGAGAACAATTGATTGCCCAAGTCGAAGTTGAAATTGGTGGTCAAAGAATCGACCGTCAATACGGTGACTGGATGCATATCTGGAACCAAATGACCCTATCTGCTGAACAACAACGTGGTTACTTCAAGATGATTGGTAACACCACTCAATTAACATACATCTGCGACCCAAAATTCGCTGAAGTCTCTGGTCCTTGTGCCTCTGCTGGTGGCCCATCCCAAGTGTGTGCTCCTCGCAAGGCTCTTCCAGAAACCACATTGTATGTTCCTCTTCAATTCTGGTTTTGCAGAAACCCTGGTCTTGCATTGCCATTAATCGCCTTAAAATCTGTAGGGCAGAAAAGTATCCAACCTAAAGTATCCGAGCAATGCTTTGGGGAAAATTTGTTGTGGTCTCGGGACAATGAATATTGTCAATCCCAGATGCTAGTCTCTTGCTATTAACTAGCAATAGGCAACATATCCAAATTGCGGGAAGTTCTTAAAGATGAAAATTATTTTGTGTTTAAAGAATATAAAAACAGTGCAATAAAAGGTAATAGAGAAATGTCTAAAATATGCTATAAATGTAAAAATGAAAAACCATATGATAATTATGGACGATTAACTTCTAGTCCAGACGGATTAAGATATGATTGTAAAGCTTGTCGAAGTAAATATAATTTAGAAAATCGAGATCATATTAAATCAAAGAATTTAGAATATTATAAAAATAATAAAAACACTTTGCTTGATAAAAATAAATTGTATAGAGATAATCACAAAGAAGAAATTAACATACAACGACAAGAATACAGAAATCGAGAAGAAGTTAAATCACATATCAAAGAGAAAAATAAAGAGTATTTACCAATTCGTAAATTAAAAATCAAAGAAAAGCGACAAAATGATTTGAACTTCAAAATATCTGAAATATTACGAAGCAAAATTCATAAAATGTTAAAAAATAAAAAAACATCATTTTCAAAATACTTAGGGTGCGAAATAGAATTGTTTAAAAAGTGGCTTGAATTTAGATTTGATGAACATATGAATTGGAATAATTTAGGTGAATATTGGAATATTGACCATATTTTACCTATAAATAAATTTGATTTTTCAAAAGAAAACGATGTGAAAATTTGCTTTAACTGGACAAATTTACAACCATTAACTGCATATGAAAATAGACAAAAAAGTGATAAAATATTATTGCACTACTACTTTAACAATATTGTTAATATTTATAGATTTAATCAAAAACACGCACAAAATAAGGGCTACGAAACTGTAAACGAAAGCTTACAGTGGCTGAGAGTAGAACTCAGGTATCGTAAAAATGCCCCATATGAAGATGGTAAACCATCTGAAATAGATAATCCGCAGCCAAGCCTCTAACTCCAATATGATAAGGATACGAGGAAGGTTCAACGACTAAATGGTTATGGGTCTGAGAAGTCTAATCAACTTCATAGAAGACTTAAGATATAGTCTAGTCCCCAGCAAAGTTCTTAATGTAATAAGTTTATCGAATTAAGAATGCTGATAAATACTCTGAAAAGAGGGGTATAACGTGGTTCGTACAGTACCACGATGTTAAGATAAACATTGATTTCCGCCCAATCGGAGAATGCTTGTGGGCTGTCCAAGACCTTACCGCCACAAATGGTTCAACAATCTCTGTATCTGCTGCTTACCAACAATCCCTTGTTGCTGCATCTTTATACGTTGATTATATCTTCCTTGACACTGATGAACGTCGTAAAATGGCCCAAAACCCACACGAATACCTTATCGAGCAACTTCAATTTACAGGCGATGAGTCGGTGGGAAGCTCCAGTAATAAAATCAAGCTAAACTTCAACCATCCTTGCAAGGAATTGGTCTGGGTTGTTCAACCTGATGCCAACGTTGATTACTGCTCATCCCTAGAAGCTGGTTCAACATTATTCAAGACCCTTGGTGCTCAACCATTCAACTACACTGATGCTATTGATGCTTTACCAAACGCTGTCCACGCATTTGGTGGCCCAAATGAATTAGACTCTGTTATCACTACCAGTGGTCTTTTCGAACTTGCTGGTGCCATTGACGTCTCTGGACAACACGGACACGAGGGTGTATTCAATCGCTTAGACGGAACAGCTAACACATTAGGTGGATCTGGTCTATCCGATGCTGGTACATTCGTCCTTGCCGAAACCGCCTTAGATATGCACTGTTGGGGCGAAAACCCAGTTGTAACTGCTAAGCTACAACTTAACGGCCAAGATCGTTTCTCTGAACGTGAAGGCTCATACTTCGATGTTGTTCAACCATTCCAACATCACACCCGTGCCCCTGATACTGGTATCAATGTTTACTCATTTGCTCTTCGCCCAGAAGAACACCAACCATCAGGCAGTTGCAACTTCTCCAGAATTGATAACGCCGTTTTACAATTGGTTTTATCATCTGGTGCCGTCGCTGGTACTGCTACATCAAAGGTCAGAGTTTATGCCGTAAATTACAACGTCTTACGTGTCATGTCGGGTATGGCAGGCGTAGCTTACTCAAATTGAGGAGGCTATTCGGTATTTTTTGTTATCATTTATCGTCACAAAATAAAAAATTAATTTAAATTCATAAAAATAATTTATATTAATTCTTGCTTTTTATTATTAAAAGCGAAAACAACATAAAGGAAAATACGCAATTATTGTATATAATTATGGAAACTATCGACATAGTCAATCTAATTGAAGACAACCCCATTACCAAGCTTACAAATGCTTACAATAATAAATTACTAAGTAAAATTAAGGATTCTTTTACAGAAAAGGAACAACAATTATTTATCGCTTCATTTTATTGCTATTTAAATTATAATTCAACTACTGATTTTGTTATTGATTTAGATAATATATGGAAATGGTTAGGGTTTTCTACTAAACAAAAAGCGGTAATGTTATTAGAAAAAAATTTTATTATTGATATAGATTACAAAAACTTGCTTAACCTATTGGTTAAGCAAGATTCTGACAACAAAAAACATGGGGGTCATAATAAAGAAACCTTTATGCTGACCATAAAAGCATTCAAATTATTTTGTATAAAGGCAGAAACAAAAAAGGCTAGCGAAATTCACGAATATTTTATAAAATTAGAAGAAATTCTACAAAAAACAATTGAAGAAGAAAGCAATGAACTTAAATTACAGCTAGAAAACTCAAAACAACAGATTCAACAAATAGAAGACAAAAATAAAAAAGAAATAAACCAAAAAATTCAAAAAGAAAGAGAACAAATTTTATTAAGAGAATTTGCGTCTGCTGGTTCAATCGTTTATATTATAAAGGTGAAATCGTACGATTCTGGTGAATACATTGTAAAAATCGGTGAAAGTCGTAAAGGAATTCAACATAGATATAACGAACATAAATCACATTACGATGAAGTTTTACTATTAGATTGTTTTTCGGTAGTAAAAAGTAAAGAATTTGAAAATTTTTTACACAACCACGAAAATATAAGATTCAATCGAGTAACTGATTTAAAAGGTCACGAAACTGAACGAGAACTATTTTTAGTTGGAAAGAAACTATCTTATGGAACAATCCTGAAAATTATTCAAATGAATATTAAACAATTCAATGAATATAATAATAATGATTATCAAAAATTACAGTTAGAATTAGATACATATAAACAAATTATAAATTCGAATACATTAACTAAAGAAAAACAAGAAATCAATAACGACATTATTAATCAAGACCAAATCAAAGAAATATTAGAAAACCAAACAAAAATTTTGAAAAAAATAACAGATTTGGAAAAATCGAATAAAGAAATATTAGATAAATTAAGTTCTAATCAAATTAAAACAACTACTAATTTCCAACAACCATTACCTACATTAGGGCCGAGATTACAACAAATAAATCCAGAAACAATGTGTTTGGTAAAAGTATATGAATCAGTCGCAGAATGCATAAAAAATTTTAATTTCAAATTAAAACGACCAAGTATCGATAAGGCTGTAAAAGAAAATATAATATATCACGGTTATCGATGGTTATATGCGGAAAGAGATAAAGACCCAAATGTTATAGAAAATATACAACCAACAAAACAAACAAAAATCCAAAATCTAGGTTATATTGCAAAACTAAATAAAGAAAAAACTGAAATTCTAAATGTCTATCTAGATAGAAAAACCGCCTGTAGATATAATAATTATCAATCATTATCTGCACTAGACAATCCAGTTAAAAATGAAACAATATCAAATGGACATTATTATGTATTATATGACAATTGTAGCGATGAATTACGTGATGATTTTATAGAAAAAAATGGAGAACCATTATTATACAAAGATGGAGTAGGACAATATGATAACAATCACAATCTAATCCAAGAATTTATATGTAAATACGACTGCATAAAAAAACTAAACATTAGCGATAAAACATTAGCAAAGGCATTGGATAAAAATGTGTTATATAATCAATATTATTTCAAATCAATCGGAGTAAAAGACAAAGTATTATAGATATTTATGATTATATGATAATACGGCACCAGTTTTCATAAATTCCTTCCATTTATAATGTGCATTTTTCATATGGCGTAGTAAATCTTCTTTCGATGTTACTGTTTGAGTAAGAGTGAAATGATTAGGATCGGATTCATTACTAATAATTTCAAAAGATGAAATAATACCACCTTCCGTTTCTAATGCCGTTTTCTTATCGGCGTTTATTATTTCTAAAAAGTCAGAGACTTTGTCTCTTCGAATTGTAATATCAACTTGAATATTAATAGTCATTTTATTGGATAACATAACCATATTCATAAAAAGCTGTTCAATTTTTATGAATAAATCACACATTATCAATTCTTTTATAGCAATGTGTTTTGAGTTCATTGATATTATTTTCTATATACACAACCATTCTTTGTTGCATTTGTATGATATTCGATATTTTTTCTTCGATTTCATCCTTTGTAATATGAATTTTTTCGGTTATATGAAGTGTTTCACAATTCGTCTTTCCAATCATTTCCTGTAAATTCAATATATTCGTATGTAATTTATCCGCTAGTTTTTCTTGATAATTGATAACATCTTTCATTTTATTATCATATACCGTTATAATATCTCTATTGGAACAAAATAACATATCTATTTGGTTTTGTAATTGTTTATAATTATCTACCGCAATTTTCGTTATTTTTATAATCTTTTTTCGATTCGCTTCTATGAGAGACGAATGTAATACTAAGAATCTACCAATTACTACCGTCGATATCATATAGATAGCAAATTGGATATATAAATAAAGAAAGTCATTCATCTTCATTCTTATTTACAAAAAAACTTTAAGTCGTTTATGATTAACCATTCATTCTACACCGTTCTTTATACGTCGAATACATATAATGTCCAGTAATCAACGGTAAGCTAATGGGATATGTAAGACCGATAATCATACCAAATGCATAATTCCCCATAGCGTGTTTAAGAAACATATTTTTGTCTAATGGTACTCTACGTTGTATCAAATAATCGATTTCTCGAACACCCGAATATAACCCTACCAAAGTAGTAATCGGTAGAATATACGGCAAACATACTGCGTAATATATTCTTAATGGATACATATTATTATCTATCATAATATGTATTTTTTATGTTCTTTACATTTTACATATTCATACACTATTTTCATTATTCTTCATACCTATTCTATATTTTATGGTTCTTCTATATGTCCCATCTCCTTGTTTCATCAATATATCATCACCTTTAAATTCATATCCCTGCTTACGTAATATACTACGAACGATATTCAAATACGGCCTCTTACAATTAAAATTCGGTTTAAAACTCGATATGGTCGAACACGCAAAATGTTTCTGTATTTCTTCTTTCATATTCAAGATGACATTTTGTTTTTCGATATTATTATCCAAATCACTTAATAAAAACGTATTATCCTCCTTCAATTCCAAAATTTTTATCAATCGCTTACATATATCCTCACGTTCTTCTTGATATTTGGTACTTAGTTTTACTCGCATTTTACATAAATTAATCGTTTATCTTTATTTCATTTTTTCACAACATATTAAGTTATTATGTCAATTGATTTACCGCATATGGTGTTAAACCTTGAATTGAATACCAATATCCAGTTTCGTTATCATTTCCTACTTCAAAATAATTATTACCAACAAAATAGATTCTCATTTTACCGACTACCGTATTATTCGTAGCATCGGTATAGGGAAGAGTATATCTAGTATAAAATACCAGTCGGTTTTCAATGGGGTTACCAATATTATCACTTGCATATGCTGTGCCTTCAGCATTCGTATATATATTTACATACACGTGTCCAGTAGCGAGTTTAGATGCTTTAATATCCGCATCAAATACATCAAAATGTCCAAGTTGGTCGAATACTCTTTTTATATTTGGTCTGCTCATTATATATTACCATAATACATTTTATTTCTAAAAAAAAATTATTCAAGTCACATCATTCACCAGTTGTACTACAAAAATACTATTACTATTTACAAAAAACGATAGGTTCTCGAAATATATATTATATTTGTAAAAAAACATAAAAAATTCGATGAGTATATCTACATAATGTCTCTTTATTGTTCAAATAATCTTCATACTCAAAATGAATTATTAATGAAAAATTTGAT